ATTATAGTGCCACCTGCAAGTCTGATCTGCGTAGCAATATTCTATATCCCATAATATTATGAACTGCATCAAACATTGGCTCAATTGTATCTATTTCAAAATTTGTTGGCTCTGTGTCAGTTTCTGTCCAGGCAATTGATCCGAAAGGATCTTTGATATTACGAACCAAGATATCTGTTGGCCTGTAATGTGTACCATCTAAAGACTTATAAATATTTTCATTGGTACGCATATTTATTTTTACATCATACTCAAGAAACTTTTCTGATGTTAATTGAGTTCTCATTTGAGATTGTGGGTTTTCTTTAATTGCTGAACAATTAATGCTTCTATCCATTGTCCATGATCTTTGAAGTTCTCCAAAATCGTTCTGGCTTTTTGTAGCATAATAAATATCTGCAGTCATGGGGTAGAAAAGACCATTAAGATTGCCTTGGGGTAGCATTAGATCACCCCAGGAATTATTCTATTCTTATATCCCGATAGAATTTTGTCTGCAATAAGATTTCCTGTTCCCGTGGTTATACCCTTGCCAAACTTAACCTTAAACTCATTGTTGTCAAACTCTTCGATATATCTGTTGATATATCTCATGTTGTCATTTGTAATATCTTGCATGATAAGCTCGCAAGCTTCTTGGATATCTTCTGGAACAACGATGTATCCAAAATCTCCATCTACAAGATAATCATATCCACTAAAAAAGTCTGTGTCAAGATACCTATCTCGCCAAACATGCTTATATTCCATTTTATTTACTTGTGCTACAGAGGTAACAATAGATGTTCCATCTACACTTATTTTATATTTCTGAAGATCAGAGTCTTCATAATCATATATTTTTACACCATTTTCATATAAATAATAAAGTGTTTGAATTTTTTCATCTAGTGGCAGGTAGTCAAGGCCCATTCCATATATTTCTTTTTCTTTTCTTTGGAAATCAAATTTTCCTGCTTCAGACTCAATAATTTTTCTGGCTACCTTTTCAATTTGAATTGCCTGTGCCGTTGTAATTCCTAATTTATTTTTTACGCTTGTAATGTCACAATATGGTTTTACAACATCCACTCCATCAGTTATTACCAAAGCACTGGCAGAAGTATAAACTGTTGCTTTAAGACTTCCGGTATAGGTAAGGTAACGATCATCAAGTCCAAAGGTTACAATTTTAGAAGAATTAGATGTGGCACTAGTTGAATAGGTGCTTCCAGTTGTCAAATCATCTTATGACAAAATATAGAGTGTTGATGCGTCTGGTACGCTAAATGAAACCTCTACGGTTGTTGTCTCTGGAAGTCTAAGCGTTTCCATTTACACTCCGTAAGCGACAGCAACTTCTTCTGGTGTCGCCTCTCTTACTTTATTTGAAATAGTCATCCATGCTTTAGCATTTTCTGGGTCAAGAACTGTATACCCCTTTTCCAGTCTTCCATAACTTGGATGAAAAAGATTACCAGAAGAGAATACTGCTACTTTACTTGGCTTTTTTTCTGCCTTTGTAGTCTTTTTTGCAGTTGTTTTCTTTGCGGTCACAATATCCTCCTATTTTATTTAATTATATCATCTATAAAAGTGTTGAAGGGGAGCCATATTTCAGACTCCCCTCCAAACTACTTGATAAAGAGATTACTTGCTGCCGTAGGCAACTGCGTCTGTCTCTTCGATCTGAACACCAAAGCGAACGAATACTGTGTACTCTACTGTGTCCTTCTTTGGCTTGAACTCGCGGTGGACTGTAACATCTCTCTGGAATCCCCAGATACGATTCTCTGGGAATGTGAGTGAGACATAATCATCGGGGAGGTATGGAACCTCAACGATTGGAAGTCCGAGAACGCGGTACTGTAGTGGAGCACCAACGACCTGTGGTACAGATCCATCAACAATCCGCTCAACGATACGCTCGCTGGAGAAGTTACCAGTCTGAGCGAGGCTGTTGAGTAGTGAAGATAGAGTTGGTGAACCAGCGTAGAACTTCATGGCTGAACGTGAACCACGGTACTTTCTTGGCATTGCAAGAATAATATCCTGTAGATCCTGTACTGTCCATGTGCTACCACTTGAGGTTACAGCAGCGGCCTGATTGCCACCAGCTGTCTCCTTTGCGTGGAAGCCCTCCATGATGCTAAGGAACGCATTTGTTCCAGAGCCTGTTCCGTTGATAGCTAGATCCTCTAGATCGTTAGCGAATGCACGGGTCATTGTGCGAACCAAGTGGTCCTCTAGACCTGCACCTTCGATGTTATCCTCTAGAGCTTCAGTTGAAACCTCCCAATCCAAACGGATCTTCTTGGTGGTAACCTCAACCTTAGTGAAAGCAACATCAGCGTTTGTGTAACTTGCATCAGCCTGTGCTGCTGCACGGATTACACGCTCGCCAACGTTTAGCTTCTCTAGCTCTGCAGTGTTGGAACGCATTGTTACTCTGCGACCATCTTGTGCTAGTACCTGCTGCTCCCAAATGTATTCGATGAACTGGCGAGACTGCTCAGGATTGAGAATACCGCCATCATCGGTTGTGCTGCCAACAACACCGAGGTCACCAGCGGCTGGAGCTGTTACACTTCCAATACCACCAGAAACTACTGCGCCTGCTGCAGCTGCCTTCTCTAGGATTTCGTCTGACATTTTTTATTTCACCTCCTATTTATTTACCGATATAAGTCAGCGGCTTTGAGGAAACGACCGCCCCACATCGACTTTTCAGTTGTATTTTCTTCCTGCACGATCCCGCCAAGATCGCCAGACTTGCGAACGGCTGTGTCAGCTTCTACAGCATCAACACGCCCTTCAAACTCTGTTACATTGCTTTTTACAGTTGTTACTTCCTCTTGTACGCCGTCTAGAGACTTCTTCATCTCTGCGACCTGCTCTGCAATGCCCTTAACTACTGCAGCTAGATCTCCTAGTGAATCTGCAACAGAATCCTTGATCTCGCTAACAGCCTTTGCCAAGTCATCTGTGCTGCCTTCTTCATTAGGAGTTGTGGACTTTTCGACTACCTCTTCAGTTGTGGCTTCCTCTGTCTCTTCTGCCTTTTCTACTGTCTCTTCGGCAGAGTCCTCAACAGCGTCCTCTGACTTCTCTACAGCTTCAGCATCTTCTGCTGCATCCTCTGCTTTCTCTACAACTTCTTCTGTTGTCTCTTCAGCAGGCTCTTCAACAGTCTCTGCTTCTACTGCAGCGTCCTCTGACTTCTCAATTGGAGCAGCCTCTTCTGAAGACTTTCTATTTAGAATTCCCACGTTATTTCCCTCCTTTTCAATATTTTCGTCAGCAATTGACTTGGCTATGTCTTCGTCAATCGCCTCATTTTTATCAGATTGTGAATCTGAAACCTTTTCAAATGATGTAATCAAAGATTTTACAACTTCGGATTTATTTACATCGTTACTCTCTACAAAACCAATGTTTGTCATGTGCTTGCTGCACTCTGGGCAACTGTAGTCTGACTTATCACTTAAGATAACATTGTCACTAGTTGGACACCAGTATACGTTTTCAAGGTAGTTCTTTTCTACCTTTTCTTCTGTAGCATTAAACTTTTGTACAGAGATAATATTAGAGTCTGGATTTGCTGGATTATCAACAAGAGAAAGCTCATAAAGATCATAGTCTTTGATTACCCGAACGGGCTTATCAATTTGCTTGTTATACATTTCTTCTGAGTCATTGATGCTTCCACCAATTGAGAATCCAGTAAGAATACCCTCATTAATTTTATGCCAGGTATCTTCTGCGCCCTTTGAAACATAAACGTCTACATAAATACCGTTGTAAAACTGATCAGTATTTTTGTCAAAATATTTATCCTGCTTAAATGAAACGACCTTGCCTACGGCAAGTGGGGTATGCTGCTCACGAACGTTTCCACGGAATGCATCAAAGGCTTTTGCTGATGCGTCAGCATTTACGATATCGCCCTGCTTATCAATGCTATCTGTTGTAGCCCACCCTGAGACAATTCTTCTTTCCTTGTCTACTTTTTGAATGGGCATTCTAACGGAAATGTTATTCCCGTCTGTGCTCCAATAAGCTTTTTCAAAAATAGTCATTTCAAACCCATTATATACTATGTTTATAGTATTTTATCACAATTTTATAAAATTATGCAGTTGTTCTACCTTCTCCGCCTGGATTTCTTCCAGTTTCTGTTGCGGAGGAGTCGGTAGCGTTATTCTGTCGTTCTGTATCTCTTTGTCTATTTCCTGAAATTTGTGTTCGTGCTTCTGCTCTTTGCTGTGCCGTTAGTTCAACTGGTGACTGACCACCATCGCGTACAGGCATTCCCATTCTTTGTCTTACCTCATTTGGAACAATAACCTGTGTCTTAAGATATCTTTCGTCAATTTGACTTTGTGTATTTTCATCTGTTAATGTAAATTCGTTTAATTTAAAATTAAACATGTCTGTTTTTTCTTTTACTATCTTGTTAATTACCTTTTCTAAAGTTCTTTGTGCTGGTCTAGCAACCTGCTCTTTGAATGTACGATCTGATGCTAGTGCAGCAGCGATAGACATTCCTTGACCACCGCCAACTTTTGATATTGGTGTTTGATGAGCCATAAGAATATCTTCACGATTAGATTTGCGATACTTTTCAAAGGAGCCTTCTTGTACACCATTTTCAATTGGCTCCATATTAAACTCTACCTTGTTGTCTCCTGTATCTCCAGGAAGAGGGATGTAGAGCGTTCTATGGTTTTGCCCCTTAAGTCCTGATTGTAAGAATCTAAAAAGCTTGTCTTCTGCATCCACGCTAAGTTTTGCACCTTTGAGGGTAACAATGTATCGTGGCACAGCCTTGTTCTCAAAGTAATCAATGTTATATCGACCAGCAAGTGTGTCGCCAACTAGCGATGTAGAAGCAGCCAAAATATCTGGAACACCATAATAACTATTACGAGGAGTATATTTCTTAATATGAATTAGTTCATTTGGTCGTGGATCTGTTGTTACATTGTTTGGTGTTTTTACATCCTGGA